CTTTAGTGACAACTGCCGCAAATGAATGGGCAGCATCGTCTCAAACAACAAACATCACAGGGATGAAAATAAGCGTCATGGGGGCGACGGGAACTATCGGCGGTCAATTGATCGATCATTATGGAAAAGCGTTCTCGGGTCCTCCTATGGGCGCAGGAGTCGGCGGCACAACGTTCTACGGCACCTTGGTTGGTAAAGCGCAAGAAGCGATCACTGCTGATTTTGCTGATTTCGCCGGCAACGCTGAATATGCGAAAGTCGCTCCGGCGTTACTCGATACGGCAAAAGACGCAACAAAGACCGGATCACCGAAAAGATATCCGACAGTTCATCCATTTACCAAGGTCCCGACATCTGCCCCTATGCCAAGTCCGGAGTTGGTAATTCCGCACCTGACCGCAAGCAACTATGGTATTAGAAACGTCAAGGTAGATACCGATATTGATGATCCGAATTCATTAATATCTAAGATTCTCAAAACTGACGATTATGATGGTTTGTTTGATCGCGACCCAACTATTCACGAGATTAGATCTAAACTCAGAGACCCTGCTAATCTAAAGAATTCTAAGTTTACATCTAACCTTATATCTGAAGATAAACTTTCTTCGCAATTCAGCAACACCGCACCGAAAAACATTGGAAGGGTTGAAGGCAAATCAACGTCATTTAAGATTGGTGAGCAGGTTATAGGTAACAACCCAACCGACAAGAAAAGCAAGAGGTTTAAGATATGATCTATCTTGTTGACCCGAAATACAATCCAAATTTTCAAGGTGCGATATCATCATCAACTAAACTTGCTCCTGGCATCACATGCGCGAAGTTTCTTGGTAGTCCGGGATCTCGCACGCAATTTGAGCAGATAATGGTTGATCGTTCCTTGGTTGCTAGGCAATTATATTTACAGGCAGAAGCGATGCGGATGGTATTCGAAAACAACAATTTCTCAAAGCATCGATTAATCGTTGCGGAAGGGGTGTATCGACCAACGCGTAACGAAAACGTCACTTCGGGTAGCATTAACGATTATAAACAAACAGGCAGGGCAATTGTATATCAATTGATCAATAGCAAAGGGAAAATCGATTTGCGTAAATCATATGACCTTGCCGTTTATTGGAAAGATTATCTCAAATATGATAATTTGATTTTGGACTACGACACCTTTGACCCGAGCGAAGAACTTTCTTGTCAGATCGTTGTAGTGATGCCAGAGGTTCCAGAATCGTTCGACCTTTCGTTTAAGAAAAAGATAGAAACAGTCTATAATGGTAAATTACAATCAAAAAACGAATTGGTTGAAATTCTTCCTGAATAGCATATAAATAAATTTAAAACAAATTAACGAATTATGTCTACTAAAAAAATATTATCAAACGAAGATAGAGACCTGCAAAATGTTAGTTTACAAACATCGATTGCTAGGGTATATAAAGACATAGATTTGACGTTTGAGAAGAATAGCAGCACTGGCGATATCTATAAAAAGAAAGATGCCGCAGCGGTTAAACAGTCGATCAAAAATTTGCTTTTAACTAACAATTTAGAAAGACCCTTTAATGCGTCTTTCGGGGCAAATTTAAATAACTTGCTGTTTGAGTTGTCAACGGGCGAATCGTCTAAGACAGAAATCAAAGAAAATATTAAAAGAGCAATCGCAAAACACGAACCAAGAGCAGAGTTGCTAGAAATAGATGTAAACTTCAGGTCAGATTTAAATGATGTTTCTGTCTCGGTTAAATTTGCGATTAAAGGAATGTCTGAAACAGTGACATTTGAAACGACAGTATCGAGGTTAAGGTAATGGCAACAACAGTTAATTCGACTGGTTTAGATTTTACTTCAATTAAGAACAATCTAAAGCAACATCTAAACAAAGAAGAATTTCAGGATTATAATTTTGAAGCATCTGGATTGTCGAACCTATTAGACGTTCTTGCATACAACACTCACTACAACGCGTTGATTGCAAACTTTTCGTTAAATGAATCATATATTTCGACTGCTCAGTTACGCTCTTCGCTTGTCGGGTTGGCGACCAACGTTGGTTATATACCAGGATCTAAAACCGCATCAAAATTTAATGCGAATGTTTCTATCACCGACACGAGAAACGGCGCTCCGTCAACATATACTTTACCGGATGGTTTCTCGATCACATCAACAATTGATGATAAAGTGTTCACGTTCCGAACAAGATCAGACGCTATTTCAACCAGCAAAGTGTCTGGTGTTTATACTTGGGAGAACCTAACTTTCTACGAAGGCGAAACTAAAACTAAAACATTTAACGTTGGTTTTGGTGAAGAAAATAGCGTTTATGTTATACCCGATGCATCAATCGAAACAGAAACGGTTAAAATTTCGGTTTACGATTCTCCGACTTCAAGTAATTTTACCAGATATAACAGTATTAAAGACACCGTTGAACTTAACGGCGATTCAAGAATCTACACACTTAAAGAAGCACCGAACGGACACTATGAACTTTCATTCGGTAATTCCGAAACTCTCGGAAACGTTCCAGTCGCGGGTAATAAAATTGTTGTTGAATACTATTCAGTTGAAGGTGCTAGCGCAAACGGCGCGAATGTTTTTGTTTCGGATACTGCCATTGTTCCTAGAGAATACCCCGCAGGTTCTTTCGTTGCAACTCTTGTCTCTGCTTCAAATGCTTCGTATGGCGGATCTAATAAAGAATCGATAGAATCTATTAGAAAAAACGCACCGTTTCAATATTCTGCTCAAAACAGAATGGTGACTGCTATCGATTATGCGTCTTTAATTAAAAGAGAATATCCTTCTTTAATTGAATCTGTCCAATGTTGGGGCGGTGAGGATAATGAAATTCCTGACTTCGGAAACGTTTATGTTTCTTTGGTAAATACATTCGACGAAACTTCATCAGATTATGCGACAAGGTTAAACGACCTCAAAGCAAATATCACTTCATTAGCAAAGAATTTAGGTGTACTTTCCTTTGGGGTTAAGTTTGTTGATCCTGTCATAACAAACATTGATATGGCATGTTCTTTTCAATATAACCCGAACGCAACATCGACTCCGGTTTCTTCATTAGAAACAGAGGTTAAAGAAACTATAAACTCATTTTTTCAAAACAACTCAATTGGTAATTTTGGCATACCTTTTAGAAGGTCAAACTTATTAACAACTATTGACGCTTCTAACCCTGCGATTCTTTCTAGTCGTGCTTCTATCAGAATGAGTCAGCAACTAAAGTTTGTTCCCGGAGTTTCTGCTAATTATTCTTTAACATATCCAGATCCAATTAGCGAATCTACATCAGATACTGTTGTTACATCAACAGTATTTTTGTTCGGCAATAAAAACTGCGTAATCAAAAACAAACCCTCGTCAAACGTTCTTCAAATTATTGATGCTTCTAACGACACGATTATGGTTGACAATGTTGGCGAAGTGTCTCCGGAATTCGGAAAGATTAATCTGATAGGTTTCAATCCACAGGGATATGTTTCTGGTTCGACTAATGCAATTTTTATTAGCGTCATTCCAAGAAACGAAAGCGCAATTGTGCCATCTAGAAATAGTATCTTAGCATTCGGGTCTAGTTTAACAACGGTATCTGGTGTGGTTACAGAATAACAGTATAAATATATTTTGATGGATTATTAAATGGCAAAGCAAACGATAGATATTGGCGCTTCGGCGAATGATGGGACTGGAGATACGCTCAGGTCTGGCGCCACAAAAATAAATGAGAACTTCACAGAACTATATGACACAATTGAAGTTTCGTTTAATGTTTCGTCTACAGCAGGCGCATATATATTTCAAAGCGATAGTAGGTTTTTTCTATCGAACGAAAATAATCCTGTTCTGTATTTAAATAGAGGAACAACTTATAAGTTTATTGTGGATGCTTCCGGACATCCTTTTCAAATTAGAGAAGGCAACGGTGGCATAGCATATAACACTGGAGTGACAAACAATACTGATGACGTTGGCACAATTATATTCACGCCAACAATGTCGTCGCCATCTACGCTTTATTATCAATGCACGATACATAGCGCGATGGGAAACGTAATTAATATCGTATAAAGAGAAATGTAATGACAGCGACAGTAACCTACACATTCAAGAGCAGCCTTTTACAATCGCTCAAATCAAACGTAATGAGTGGAAGCGACAGATATTATATCGCAATCGGGCGATCTAATGTTTGGAACTCAACCGATACACCACCCATCACAGCAGATAGCGATATTTCGTCTCTTGACTTTATTCAAAAATCTAGACACCCCCTGATAGCATATAAGAAAGTTTTCAGTTCATCTCTAGTTGTCCCCAGGATTGATTGGACTTCCGGAACAATCTATGAAGCATACACTGATTTAAATAGCAACATAGATTTGACCACAAAACCTTATTATGTTATGAATGATAATCTGCGAGTCTATGTTTGTTTAGAACAAGCAAAAAACGCATTGGGACAGGGTGTTGCTTCAACAGTTAAACCGACGGGTGTTTCGCTGACACCTTTTACCACATCTGATGGATATGTTTGGCAATACTTGTATCAAGTCGGACCGGAAGATGCTAACAGTTTCATGACA